GCCTTCTTAACTTCTGCAACATCTCCTGGTAAAAACTTAATTGTCTTATCTCCTACATTGAAATCAAAACCTTTGAATTCATCAGAGAAAAGTTCTTCAGTCTTCTTTTGAAAGTATTGAGACTTTCTAAGATTCTCTTCTTGTTGATTACTGGAATCTTGAACATATTTCTTGTAAGCCTCGTAAGCTTCTTTTTCGTCATCAGAAACAGAACTACCTTTTGACTCAAGAGGCGTCTTATATGTTTCCTTATACTCATCAAAAAACTTCTTAGCTTTAGCAAGCTCTTTTTTCTTAGCGATTTCCTTTTTCTTGATGTCCTTTGGATCATCAAACTCTTCATCGTAAGCAAACTTATCTTCGATCATATATTGAATATCATCTCTATCTAAGTCCTCTTCTGTTTGAGAGTAGTACTCAACTAATAAATCATCTGGATCCATGTCGTCAAAGTTTCTGTTTAGTTTAACAAAATCTTCAATTCCACGTCCAGTTTCTTTTTTGTATTTAAAATACGCAGCTACGTCCTCTGGTAAGTCCTCTTTCTTCTCTTCTCTCTCTGCGATAAGATCATTAATAGAGTTTACTTCCTTTCCGTATCTGTTTTTAATATATGAAAGAACGTCATTATCTTCTAGCTCTGCCCTTGATGGCTCTGCTGGTAATTCTACTTCAGGTTCGTTTTGAACTTCTACATGCTCTGGTTCAGCAATACTCTCCTCATGCTTATCCAATAACTCTTGTTCAACTTCCTGTACTGATTTTTGCTCGGCGACACCTAGGTCCCTTACAGTAAAAGTGTTTTCCATTTGATTTAATTTTTTGCAAAGTTACTTAATTATAATTTTATACTATCTAGGCTCGAATTCAGCTAGGTCAAACCCATCTAAACTGTCCTCTGTAGACTCAAAGTTCATTGGAGGAAGATTATTTTTTCGTTGATCAATTAGTTTAGACTGCTGTGTGTTTTGTAGACTTATACGTTTGTCTTTAGCCTCTTCTTTTAATTGCTCTTTTGTTTTGGTAGTTTCGAATTCAGCTCCTTTAAGTTGCATCTGCATTTGGAATTCCATCTGCATAAGCTCCATCTTTAATTGAGCCTCACTCTTCATCTTCTCTATTTCATAGGCAACCTCTGCCTGCTTAATCTGCATTTTTGACTGAGTCTCAGCCTGTATATTTTGCATTGCAGTCTGAGCTGCCATTTGTTGTGACTGCATTTGGATCTGACCTTGCATTTGTTGCTTAGCCTGCTCGTTCTTTTGCAGTTGCTCTTCCTTCTTCTTTCTCTTAAGTTTAAGCAACTGATTAGCTAGTTTAAGATTTCTCATCTCTCTAATATCAATCGCATCCTCTAAGTAAATAGAGTCACGAGATAATGCCAAACTAATATTCTGTTCTAACTGAGCCTTTTCTTCTTCGTCTGGCGATACCTCGATAAAAATACCAAAGTCATAAATATATAAATCCTTAATTTCGTCTAGTATACCTACGTTATATTTACCAATTTGATTGATAAACTCTTCTTTAAAATCAGAGTATTCTAAAATATCAGCTACTCTATATGAGATAGCTTCAGCTAATGATTTAGTAACAAATAAGCTAGACTCTAGTATGTGTCTTGTAGCTGTATTAGAATTAAGAGCAGCTAACTTCTGAACACCTACTAATGAGTTAGGGTCAGGATTTGATCCGTCTCTAGCCTCGTTTAATCCTGTTACGTCTCTAATCATACTTAGGTAGTGATTATAACTACCTACTAAACTAGATATTTTACCTTGCCCACTATTAGAGTTAAGTTCTTGAATTGGAACTCTGGCATTATTGAATTCTCCATCTCCTGTATAACTTCTACCAATTACACTACCCGTCTGGAAGTATAATCTCAATGCGTCTTCAGGATTGTATGCTGCCCCGTTACCTAAGTCAACCTCGTTAAGTCCGTCAGCGTCAATGAATACACCGTCAGGAACTACTTTAGCAATAACTTGTTGTAACTTCAAGTGTGTCATCTGAATTAAATCAGCAAAAGGAATCATTCTCTTAACAAGAGACTCTATGTTTCCTTTATACATTCTTGGAGCAACCGCTACGTAATTAGGTATAGCGTGTTGTGAAGCTGATTTAGGTCTAACCATGTTTCGAGATAACTCCCACTTTAACATGATATTAGTACCCATAACCATAACACCGTCATACCAAACATCGATAGTCTTCTCTATTTTTTCGAAACGACCTTCATCCATCATCTCTTGTGGAGGATTGAACGTGTCGTCTTTTTCTATCATTTTAAAACTTCCGTCTTCAAGTATCTTTTTCTTGTATACTATCTTCTTGGTTGTCTTATAGTTTACATATAATAAAGTAGCTGTGTCATTACTGAATAAGCTATTATTATAAAATTGAGCTGAGTTATAATAATCATACCACGACTGACTGTACTTAGAAATTTCTTCTAAATCTTCGTTGGTAAGTGTAGGGTCTATTTTAACAAGCTCTGTAATTGGAACCGTCTTAATTTCTCCCCAATAAAAACAGTCCTTAAAGTAAGGGTCCTCTGTGTAGCTATACACTACGTTAGCTGGATCAACATACTCTATTCTTACTCCGTCACCAGGAAGGAACATGTGCTTAGCCATACCAATACCAATTGTAGCGATATCATAGTCTACTCTCTTTCTAGTTTCGTTATATTTATTTTCGTCAAGTACAGTGTTAATAGCCTCTTCTTCGGCTATCTCAATAGCAGGCTTATACTTAAGCTGCATATATAATGAAAGCTCCTCATCATTCTCAGGTAAGTCATCAGGATTAGTATCAAATGCATTAACGCCAAACTGCTCCTTAACTTGAATCAACATATCCTTAGATACCATGTCAGCCTGTATCATGTCCTGATACTTAGATCTCTTCTCCATAGACATAGCGTCCTGAGCGTAGGCCTTAGGCTTAAATAATCTGTCATTCATTCCGTTGACAACGATATCAACGAACTTAGGTATAATAGGTACCGGAGTAAAGTCAAGGTTGGTATGAGACAAGTCACCATCAACGGCTATCTGGTCCTTATACTTACCTATAGACTGCTCACCCCTTGCGTATAATCTTAGCTTATGGAAGTTACCCCATTGATCGTAGAATCTTGAGTTATTACCTGTTTTGAAAAACCACTCGTATTGTATTGACTGTGAGATCTTTAGACCGTATTCAAAGGTCTCTTTTTCTTTGTCAGATGCGAATTGATTTGGAAAACTAGTCGCAGGGATATTTATTTTTACGTCTTTCATTTATATTATATATGTTTCCAAGTATTTCTTTTCAATATGGAATATACGTTACTTTTAGATATATTGTACATTTCAGCTAACTTTATATGACTGTATTTTTTGGTTAAGTATATTTCTCTTATCCTTAAAACATCTTGATCAGTTAATTTAGCAGTTACATTTTCAGAACCCCTTTTAGCTGATTTTATTTTCTTTTGTCTAGTTTCTTCTGATATCTTTTTTCCGTACATGTGATTCTTTTCGCCCATGACAGCCTCTGACATTTTTTTTCTAGATTCTAAACTATGAACTCTTCCTTTTTGAAACTCAGAAACTTTTCTTCTTTGTTCTTCAGAAATTATCTTTCCTTTATTAGGAATACTCATTTTTAATTTAGCTTCATCTGAATGAACTAAACCTAAACATCCATCACCTCCATTTGTTAGATTACATAAAGTACCTAACGCTAAATCGCTTCTTCCGTGTAAAGCAATAAATTCAATTTCTTTTTCTTTTATAAAATCGTAATCATCATGCTCAAATAATATTTCAACTTCGTAATCTGTCTTATTGATTATCTTATTCCAATGATCATTCCTACTCTTCTTAGAGTTAGCTCTATAGTAAGTATTGTCTATTCCTATACCAATATAAAACGGAACGTTCTTATCTAATCTAATATGTCTGTATAAGTATGCCATTATCTAATAAGTTCACTTCTAGTTCCTGAGTTATTATACTTTGCAAAATTAACACTTATTTTCGACTCTTTCTTTGCCGCCAAGTATATGTTCTTCTGATTAGCCATAATAGCTAGTCCTGAACTGATTGCAGCGTCAAATTTAGTCCTGTTATTTATATCAAATTTAGCCCACTCCTCTATAGTTCTAGTGAAGTACATGTCGCCCATCTCATCAGAGTCTCTATAAGTTCCTTCAGTATCCATTCCGACATACTTCTCTATATAAGATTGAATAGCGGCCGCGTGCGACTGCTTAACATCTTCAGATGAGTTTGGTATTCCTCCAAGCTCACGCTCTGTCTTTGATAGATTGGTAAAGTGCTTATCCGGTCTGTTCATTGAAAATCCTCTATAGCCTCTGTTCTTAAAGTGATATAGCAGCCTAGGTTTATTGTTCTCTACTAGAATTGGCATCCCATAAAATATGCAGGCCATAAGAACCTCTTCAAAGAATATCTCTGCCGTCTGAGGGCGAGCTATATACTCAAGGAAGAAATGGTTACTAGGAGCATTATCCATATTAAACTTAGTAAGTCCATGTAGAGATCCGTTAGATCCTCCTCCACCGACAGTTCCGGATATATCGTAAGGGTCACAACCAAAAGCACCAATGTGCTCATTACCAGGGTACTTGTTTCCATTTTTATAAACTACTTGGTTCTGCATTGCTGAATTAGGGATCCATGAAACAAGGAATCTACCCCTTGGATCTGGAGTCCAAATAACCTGAGTGTCCTTCTCTCCATTCTTCCAGTGAAACGATCCTCTAGTTAGTATCTGATCTCTGATTAGAGAGTCGTTATAGTCTATCTGTTGATAGATCTTTGTTAAGTTAAACAAAGACGCCTTGCTCTCATCTCTAAACGCGTGAGACTCTGTTCTGGAGAACTGTCTATAAAACTCATTCAATGCGTCTGCATCATTCTTTAAAGATGCAACCTCATTCTCCCAGTAGTCTATGGCTCCGTTTGTTATTAGTCTTCCGTCTATCCCGGTTACCGGAGTTTCTGGCTTTCTAAATACAGGCATTCCGTATCTGTCAATATAACCCTCGAAGTTCCACTCCATTGGAATATATAATGAATACATTCCGGATTTTGTCTGGCCGTTCTCGTTACGTGTTTTTATATTTGAATCCTCGTATAGCTTCTTAAAATTAGATCCACCCTTAGCAAGCGCGTTAGGAGTTGAACCCATCATACATTTACCGATAATTCTACTACCTAAACGAAGACAAGTCTTTCTAACTCGCCATCCGTTAAGGATATTGTTAGGAGCTTCTAGCTTACCAGACTCGTCCTCAACAAGATATACTAATTTCTCACCGTCATAACTGTTGTCAGCTGTGTTCTTCCAGTCAATAGATGTATCTAATCCTTCTAGTTCAGCTTCTGAACTTTCGTACATATTCTTCTTTGTAATCTTAGACGCAGGAACCCTGAAGGCAAGTTCAGTCTTAGGCTTGTCCATACCATCCATGATTGGTTTAAAGAAGAATGGTAGATTGCTAGATATAGGAACAACCTTATTAGTAAACATAGTCTTAGCGTCACCCCCTGTCTTAGACTGGATACCAATCCTAGCGTCTTTCGCTAATGTAGCTATATTTACAGCCTCCGATGAAGCCATAAAAGAAAATCCAGAACGTCTAATCTTTAAGTAAACCATACCGAAGCATCTATCGTCTGCACGACATGCCTCCCAGTAAATAAAGAATATTCTATTAGCCTCACGAAAGTCAGGAAGTCCGACGTCAATCTTTGTCCACTGACAATACATGTAGTGAGACCCGGTCATATAAGTCTCTACTCCATTATTCATGAAGAAGAATCCGTTTTCTCTTCTGTCGAACTCAGTCTCTATATAGTCAACCCACTTAGATTTAAAATCATTAGGCATATCATGCCAATGAAATATAGACTTTATTTTATCTAACTCTTTAGGATATTCAAATGGTTGCCAGTATTGATTTTCTTTTTTCTTATCTCTAGAGTATACTACATCTGGAGTTTTAGGTAGAGCTATAAGTAGTCCGTTTATATTATAAACTTCGCCTATGGTTCCGTTCTTAGATATAACAATCATGTCATACTTCTCATCGTATCCGTACTGCCAAGATTTTTTATTGTTCTTATTAGCCAGCACAGTTGGAGGAATATGATTCTTTACAACCGAGTATAAATTATTTTGATCGTTTTTCTGCAAATCCTTGTATTTTAGGTTCTGGCTTAGCTACTTCTTTAGGATACTCGTTTAGTTTTTCAGATTCTTGCTCTATTCTGTTAAGAATACTAAAAGCATCTTCTATAGCTAAACGTTTTGTAGCTGCCGCATTCTTTAATTTATCAGATGAAAGATCATCATCTCCACCTCTTATAATTGTATCTTCAGCAACTTTTATTAACTCTTCTACAGCTTTATATCCAGCTGATATAATTCTTAATTTTAAATCTTTAGATTCATCCATTATACATAAATTAAATTACTTATGTTTTTTCTACTTCCGTTTAACCAACATCTAATTGTACTGTATTTTACATTTAAAATTTCAGCAGCTTCTTTTGCATTTTTATAGTATATTCCGTTTTGAGTATCTAATACTATTTTTGATCTGGATTCTGATATAGCTAATCCTATGTGAGGACTTCTTTTTCTACCTCTAAGTTTATCTGCTATTTTATTTACAACTTCTCTATCAGTTACAAAACCTAATCTAGCTTTAGATATTTTATTTTTAGTTTCTTCAGAATGCTTTCTTCCGTATAATGGATTTTTATCTCCCCTTATTCCATACATGTGATGATTCTTTCCTGATTTAGATTTAGATAATTTACTTCTTGATTCATCAGTCCATACTCTATTTCTCGATTCATCTGCCATTTTTAACCTTCTAGATAAAGAAGGATTGATATTCCCATCACCTCCGTCTGTCATATTAACTAATGTTCCAGAATTTAAATCTCTTCTCCCGTATATTTTTATAAACTCCTTTTCTTTTTCTTTAGCTTGATCCCAAGATAGATTATCAAATAATATTTCTACTTCGTAATTTGTTTTAGAAGTTACTCTATGCCAAAATAAAGATCTTTTAGATCCTGATTCGTAAGGTCTATTTTTCTGTTTACCAATTCCTATATAAAAAACTTCATTTTTATCTAGTCTTATATGTCTGTATAATATACAATTATCTTCTTCTTTTAATTCCATTTAAGTGTGATGTTATTAGTAAACATCCTGTATAGTTTTTGATCTTCTATAGTAAAAGGATATTCACTATCCGGTTCAAATGCAATTTCATCTCCGACATTAAGTCCTAGAGATAGTAGTTCGTTATTTATATAAGCAATAGTTCCTATAAGAGGTTCTTCCTTACAGTTCTTTTTAATTATTGATTCTTTTGATTCTGTAGGTTTAATAAAACAGTACTTAGAGTGAGCCTTCCATACATCATTATGTTTGTACATAAAGAATTGTTCTTGGTCAACAAAGAATAAGTCGTCCTTAAAGTAGCTTGCGCCACTCTTTTCTCTTCCTTTCATGTCGTAATACAGCTTAAATACATTATGATGTACAAGTAGTACGTCTCCTTTAGTTATTTCTCCTGAATAGTTAATAGGTGTTTCGACTACCTCAGCGTATCTATTTGATGACTCGTGGTCTTCCTGAGATACACTAGTAATTAAGTCTACTCCTCCTATGTTCTTTATATTATCGTATCTCCTTCCATTCAAAGGTCTTACGATGAACATGTTTGGGGATTTCATTAGAAGTTGATGTTATACTCTATAGAGATTGGCATGTTAGCATTAAATTCTTTCCAGAGAAATACTTCGTCTTCCTTCTCTATCCAGATCTTTATTCCTCCTGTGCTATCGTCTAGTCGTATGTGATGTATTGTGTGGGAATTATTCAATACAAGCTGACCTACAATGTAATGCATACCATTACTCTTGTAGTCAGCCCCTATTGTTATTTTTCTAATGTCGAACATTATGCCTGAGCTTCACCTTCAGAGATCTCCCCTGTGTTAATGTTTATAGAGATATTTTCTCCGTAGATCCCAGCTAGTTCCTTCTTAAGTTCATCTTGTTTGATTAACTTTTCGTTAACCTGTCTCAAAACGTCAGACTTCTTGAATTCGTACTCTGTTGTTAGTTGACCCAATGCCTCATTAGCACTTTTAAAGAATGACTCAAGTTCTTGTAACTTCTTTAATTCTTTTTCTTCAATTGATTTTTTTTCTTCTGCTTTTTTCATTTTGATTTAAATTTATTGGCAAATATACAAAATTATTTTTTAATGTACGATTTTTAGAATATCTGCCGTTCTGTATACCCTACCAACTACTAGTCCAGCGGTAACTGCCGCTGCATTATCTGCATACTCAGGCACGCCAGTTAGCGATGGGGTGTTTAATATTAAAAGGTTCTGTTGTAGAAAACTAATTACATCAGCAAACGTGAAGTTTTTAGTTTCTAAACTATTCTCAGCGTCAGTTCCGACTAACTTGTCGTCTACTGTAATTTCGCTATCGTCTGGGAATTGACTAATCTTTGTCATACTAGTTACTCTACTACTGGAGTTTCTTCAACTACTGCTTCCTCAGCAACTACTTCTTCTACAATTGGTTCTGGTGGAACTGGCGGAACATATTCTCCCGTAATTACAAGATTTAATTGTTCTGCAATCCAATCCCAAGCATAATTATCAACTGTCCAGTCAGTATAAGCTTCTCCTGTCATAGTTAAGTTACCTTGAGCTAATTGCATTCCTACATTACCTTCTGCAGTTTGAGCCATTAAAGAGTAATAAAATGTTGCAGACGTATTCAATGTTACATTTACTGCATAAGCATTTAAGATAGTTGCTTGTTGTACTGTTCCGTTATCCCAAATGGATACTGCTTCGATTGTTTTCATTGTTGTTTGTTTATTTGTTTATTTATTGGTTTATTGTGTAAATATTATTTGACCTATACCGGTTCCTCCTCCTGTAACTTGACAAGAGAATGTATAACTATATGTCCCTGGACTTAATGTAAATGTTGTTGAATCTAATGTTCCAGTTGTTGTTTGTCTTGCTCTTCTAGCATTACCCCCAATGTTTATGTTTGTATCCGTACTAAAGTTACCCGTAGACGTTGATCTTGCGTTAAACGTAGCACTTGCTCCAGTAATAGTAACTGTTCCACTATAACTAGCACTTGAACTTCCTGTATAAGAATAAAGGCTACTAAATACCACTGAATTCACAATACATGTTGATACATCGTATAAGACATAGCCTTGAAGTGTTTCAGGGTCATTTTGTTGAAATCTTACCAAAGAATTGTTTAACTTAAAATAAGGATCACTTGCAGCATAACTAGAAGCGTATATTTGATTATTGCCATATTGATCATAAAATAAAGCCATTCCCGCTGCTATAGTGCTTGAACTAGAATATACTGTTATAGATGGAGATACAGAAGAACACGCAGCGGAACTTGTAGTAAATCCAAAAAGGCTAACATCCGCCTGTGTCTGATAATACAATGTATAGGAATACGGTAATACTGTAGCCGCTGTCCAATAATCTTTTCTCATTAATTGATTTGAAGCGACAGTGTTTGTATTAGATGTTGTTGCCAAATTATATTTAGTAAAAGCATCGTTCTTTGTCATACACTGGTTTGAAGTTACAGAAGACTGCCCAGGTTTAAGAGTAAACCCTCCGCTCTGAGCATCCGCATAACTTACCATTTGATTATTTGCTAAATCACTCCAACCCATTACAATTTAGATTTTAAAAGTTCAATTTCTGCTTTTAGTTCTTGAATAGATGCTACTAATATAGGAACTAATTTTGAATAATCTACTGATTGCATTTTTTCCGCATCTTTATCTCCAGTTACTGCTTGTGGTATTACTTCTTGTAATTCGTGAGCTATAACTCCATAAGAGCGAGTTTCATCTGATTTCCATTCATAATCATAAACTTTTATTTTAGAAACTAAATCTAATCCGTTAAAAGATTTTAAATCTTGTTTAAGTCTATAATCTGAACTTGTATAATAACCTGTTGTAGATGATGTTATAGCAATAGAACCAACACCAGTACCATCATAATAAAACGCAATTACATTTCCAGAAACACCATTTTTTCTTAAAAATATATTGTTTGCCGTAGAATTATTTGTTATACCTACCGTAGTTGCCCCTGCTTCAGTTTGAAAACCATTTTCAGTCCACCCTCCTGTTTTACCAACTAATAAATCACCGACTGAATTTATTCTAATACCATTAGTAGCAGTATTACACCCATAATAAGCAATAGACCCATAAGCATCAATTGCAGCAGTCCCATTTGTAAATTGACCTATTCCAGCAGTACCCTTTAGTGTTAACTTATACCCTGCGTCTGTGGTTGTGCCTATTAGTACAGTTCCATTCGAAGTAATTCGCATTTTTTCAGGAGGCACGCTTCCAAAAGGCGTAGATCCGTCATTTGTATAAAAAGCTAAATGACCTTGAGAATAATTATTAACTCCGCCGGATTGCAATAACCTTATAGATCCGCTTATAGCTAAAGCATAATGTTTTCTAAAATCAATTCCTCCTATTTGTTGGTCAACTGTAGTAGCTTCTGAATTTATAGCTGAAGACAAAGACATAAATGCAGTATATGCTTCTACGTCTAATTTAACCCTAGGAGAAACAGCTCCTATTCCTACATCACCAGCAGATGTAATACGCACACGTTCGGCTGTAGAATTATTTCCACCTCCGCTATTTGTATAAAACCGCATTTGTGATGCGGTAGAGTTTGATGGGCTATTCTGTATTACAGCTATTCTTCCTGCGTATCCATTAGTTACATTTTGATCTCCAAAAACTATACCTCCAGCAGTTGTAGGTGCCGATACTGTTCCTCCACTTGCAGAAGCACTTATACTTATATTCCCATCTTCAGCATTTCCATAAGTAGCTAAAGGAACTACCGACAACTTATAGTTAGGGCTTACAGTTCCAATACCGACTCTATTATCGCCTCTTACATACATTGCCGATGTTCCGCCCGCATCTACAAAATTTGCTATTGTACTACCAGTCCCGTAATCACCACCTTTTAAATAAGTTCCATATTGACCTCCATTAACTTGAAATCTATATCCATTATTTGTTGGTGTTGAAGAACCTAAAGAAACATTTCCATCTGAAAAGATACGCATACGCTCAGCAGTTGTTCCTGCTCCACTTCTTGTTGCAAATGTTATGATATTAGCAGCGTTATATTGACCGTAAGCCGTGATATTAACACCACCTCCATAAATATCGCCTGAATTACCAACCAAAGTTATAGTGCCTCCGCTATCTGCATTGTCTGCAAATGTTATTCCTCCTCCAGCTGCGGATTTATTAGCTCCAGCTGTTAATACGATACCTTGTGATCCCGAAGGTGTTGAGCCTCTTTGTATAACAGGGTAAACATTAGTTGTCGATCCAACATTTAAAATACCGGCTACGTTTACATCACCACCGGAATTTATATTACCACCAGATGAAATAGTTCCAGTATCCCCTCCTGTAGCGCTAATATATATTCCAGGTCTAGTTGTATGCACAAGAGTAGTTCCTGCCGTAACTAATGTTCCTTGGAATGTAACAGATTCACTGTTTAAAGGAAATACTTCGATGTTTAATCCCGTTGCTTGAGCTGCCCCGATAACTTGGGCCTCTATTGAATAAGATTCGTTGTTGTTACTTACTATTCTAATATTTAATTGAGAATAAAATCCTGAATTAGAAGTTATAGATATATCTTGGTAATGATTGACAAGTATTTCTGCTGTTGTGTTCACAACAACTCCTCCAGAAGTTCCTTGAAAAGACATTTTTATAGCTGAAGCAAGAGCATCTCCGTTAATTGTACATATATTAGTATATGACGAATGACTTACAATTACATAGCTTGAATATCTTGGAGCTTTGCTATTAAAAGTTGTCCAATCAGCAGCACTTAACGCTCCCCTATTTGTTGCACTTGCAGTTGGAACATTTAAAGTAATTACCGGAGTTGTTGTTCCTGTAGCTACTGTTGATGTTATATCTGTTCCAGTTGTACCTATAGTCAAAGCAGCAACCGAAGTTACTGTGCCTGATCCTGTACCAGCTCCAATAGCTGTTCTAAAAGAAGCAGCGTCTAATGCAGAAACAGTATTGTCAGCATTAAATCTTGGAAATGTAATAGCACCTGGATTGGTTAATGTAAACATATTACTCCCAACTGTTGTAGCGCCTAAATTTGTTCTTGCTCCAGCAGCAGTTGTTGATCCAGTACCTCCATTTGCAATAACTAAAGTACCGCCTAATGTTATAGCTCCGCTTGTAGCTGTATTTGGTGTAAGACCTGTTGTACCTGCTGAGAATGTTGTTACTATAGACGTAGGAATGTCTCCAGCTAAAGCTAATGTTCCTGTAGCTCCTGGTAATGTATAAGTAAAAGTGCCATTAGTTATTGTAGAGCCTAGTTTTAATTGACCTGTAATATTTGCACTACCAGTAACTTGTAACTTATCTGTTCCGTTATCTGTTGTACCGCCTAACAATAAGTCTCCGTAAATAGCAGTAGCAGTTGTCGATGTATTACCTATAATCGTTGTGTTAGAACCTAAACCTATTGCGTTATGACCAATTACAATTTGATTAGTTTGATTGTCCGCTAATGCTTTTGTTGCAAAACCTAAAAATATAGAATTATTAGATATTGTATTTGCAGTTGTTCCGTTAGCAATATGCCTTCCAGCATCTCTTCCTAACGCAATATTTTGACCTCCAGTAGTATTTCCGTATAATGCCGATACTCCAACCGCTGTATTTTGACCTCCATTATTATTATATAATGCTTCCGATCCAACCGCTGTATTTACAGAACCAGTTGTGTTTATTCTAAGCGAACCAGCTCCAAATGCAGTATTAAAACCTCCAGTTGTATTAAAAAACAAAGATTGATTTCCAAAGGCAGAATTATTAGTACCTGTTGTATTAGCATTTAAAGCGCTTGTGCCTACCCTTGTGTTAGAAGCAACCGCTCCGCCACCTAATCCTATATTTACTCCATTAATAGTAGAATCAGCAGTAACAGTTAAAGCACCTTGCACTCTTGCGGTTCCGTTAACATCTAATCTAAAACCAGCATCTGTGAATGTACCTCCGTTTTGAATAACAACATTTCCACCTGTAAAGATACGCATTTGTTCAGTAGAAGCTCCAGCAGCTGTACCTTGACTATTACTTGAAGCAGTATAAAATGCTAAATTAGCAGCGGAATTACTTGCGTTAGTTATACCAGCAATCCCTGACCAAGAGTAATTAAGACTATCAGGACTAGATGCGAATTTTATTGAACCATTACTATTACCATTTCCTGCTGAATGTGTTTTAATAACTATTGAATTATTTAAACTTGAACCAGCGTCTAAATACATAATAGGGTTTAAAGCGGATAATACTGAAGCTGCTGTTCCAACCGCTGTTCCTACTTGCAGTTTATAATTTACAGTTGTTGTACCTATTCCTAAATTTCCATATATTGCAGTAGTTGTTGTTGAGCTATTACCTAATACAGTTGTGTTAGAGCCTAAACCTGTAGCATCGTGTCCAATCACTATTTGATTAGTTTGATTATCTGCTAATGCTTTTGTTCCAAAACCTATAAAAATAGAATTATTACATATTGTATTTCCTGTTGTTCCGTTAGCAATATACCTACCTGCATTTCTACCTAAAGCAGAATTATTACCTCCAGTTGTATTGTTAGCCAATACACCTGCTCCAACCGCTGTATTTTGACCTCCGTTATTATTATATAATGCTTCAGCTCCAACCGCTGTATTTACAGAACCAGTTGTATTTGTTCTAAGCGAACCAGCTCCTAAAGCAGTATTAAAACCTCCAGTTGTATTACTATTTAGTGTATTATTAGACCCAAAAGCAGAATTATTAGTACCTGTTGTATTAGAAACTAAAGCATTTACGCCTACTCTTGCATTAGTTGCAATTGCTCCCCCTCCTAATCCTATATTGACACTATTAATACTAGCATCTGTACTAATCGCAACAACAGTTCCGTTGTCAGTTATATTGCTATTTCCAATAGCAGTTGAACTTGTGAATTTAGGAATTGTGTTTGTTGTTCCTGTTCCTGATACTGATACCGGCGTAAAACCTAGCCACTCGGCAATAGTTTTATTTACCCATAATGTTCCGTCATATCCTAATACATCGCCATTAATTGGAACGTTAGTTTTAATGTCTACATCGTGAATCTCGTTTAATTCAAAACCGTTTTGTACGTTTATGAATATCTCCCCGTTGTTAACATTTACTCTTGTAACTACACCTATGAAAACTAAGTGAGCAGG